CTCGAGCAGCCCGACCCCGCTGATGGGGTGCCGCGCCGTGTCGCCGCCGGGGATGACCTGGATGGCGTACTGCCCGGTGAAGTCGTCCGCAGGGGCCTCGAGGAGGTACACGACCGGGCCATAGCCCGCTTCGTCCATCCATTCCCGGAGGTCCGCGACGAGCGCGTTCCAGAAGGCGTTGTTGGCCTGCACGGCCATCAGCGCATCCCCGCCTTCTGGTGCTGCAGGGCCATGCGGACGGCCCACGCGAGGTCATCGCTGCCGTGCGCGAGCCGGATGGTGGCCTGGGCGGCCTCGGGCGACCCGAAGGCAATGCTGATTCCCTGCGCGAAGGCCAGCGCCTTCCGTGCCTCGATCATGGGGATGTTGGCCGCGAGTCCCATTGCCGTCTCCCTGTCGAAGTCGCTGGGGGGCCGTCCGTACGTGGCGAGGAAGAGGGCGGCCCCCCGTGTCAGTTTCCCGCCCGCTCCACCGCCTTCGCCGCACGGGCGAACACGGCGAACAGGATCTCGTCGGTCGAGCCAGCCGCAACATCGGGCGTCCGGGCCACCTTGCGGATGGCCGCCGCGACGTCCTGCACGGAGGGCTCTCCCTGCCCGGGCTTGGCGAGCGCGGCCAGCACCTCGGTCCATTGCATGACCAGGCTGCCGGCTGGCACCTGCGCCCGGAAGAGCAGGGGATCGTCGTTCTCGTTGAGGTCGATCATACGCTCGTGCCCGTCGCGTAGAGGAGGTTGTTGGCGTCGGGGACGGCCTTGACCGTCAGCCCGAGGCGGCGCTCGACGTTGCCGAACTGCGAGTGCGCCATGCCGCCCGGAGGGAGGTAGCACCGCAGGAAGGTGTAGGTCGTCTTGCCCGGGGTCTTGGGGTAGACGCGGATGCCGAACACGCCGCTGTCGTTGACGAGCAGGCGGCCGACGGTGGTCGTGCCCTGCGCGCCGCGCTGGCGGGCCTCGAGCTGCGCCAGTTCCGTCGCGTCCCACTTCACGAGCGTGAAGGTCACCGTGGCGTCCGAGTTCTGCAGGACGATCTCCTCGGGGATGGCACCGCTCGAGGACGTCTTGATCTCGTGCTGGTAGTCGTTCCACGACACCTGCGGGAGGTTGTCGTTGTCGCACTCCCCGAGCTCGGTCCAGACCGAGCCGTCGTACCAATCGATGCGGGTCGGTCCCGCGACGAAGATTGCCGTAGCCATTTAGCGCGTCCTTCCTTTGAGCACTCGTGCGAGCCCTAGTCTAATCGTGCGGCCGATCTCTGCCCATTCCTTGGTCGTCGGGACGAGGAACGGCCGCGCCGGGACGTCCACGCCGCCCCAGGCGATGATGAAGTCCTTGCCCCACGACAGCCCCTCGGTGGCCGGGTCGTTCCCCGTGGCGTGCTTGCGCTTGCCCTTCAGGCTCATGGGGATGTAGTTCGGCTTGGAGGTGGAGAAGCCCAGTTCGTGATAGATGCCGTAGATCGGCCCGGTCAGCACGACCTCAATCTTCGTCGGGCCGATCTTGGTCGCCCGCGCCCCGATGTGCTCTATGAGGTAACCCGTGTCCCGCAGGGGCTTCCCGCCTGCGCGGTACGACTGCCCCTTGACGAGGTACTCGGTGACCTTGGTCGGCTTGACCGTGATCCGCCCGTCCTTGGTCTTGCGCTGGCGCATCTCGGTCACCTCGCGGCTGCCGAGGATCGGCCCGTCCTTGGGCTTCGTGCGCGACCAGTACTCGACGTCCATCTCCTTCAGGGGCTTCAGCGCCTGCTCGTCGCCCGTCGGCCCCCGCCCGTAGCTCTTGGCGATGTGGCGCTTCGCGTGCTTGGCGACCGCCATCGCGATGCCATCCAGGACATGGCGGTTCTCGAGCGCCTTCGCCACCCGGCTGTTCCACGATCCCCAGCCGCGAAACACCCGTCAGCCCCCCGGCATCGTGTTCGGCTTGCGGGAGGGGAAGAACCCGCTCGAGGACACCTGGTTGTAGTAGGCGAGCGTGTTGAGCGGGGTCGCCCGCACCTCGGGCAGGCCGGCGTCGGCCGCCTTGGCGACCGCCCCGAAGATCTGCCGGCCGTCCCGCAGGGCCTCGAGCAGCTCGTGCGCCCGCTTCATCCGGTCCTCGACCGCCGGCGGGATCTTCATGGCCCGCCGCTGGAAGAGCACCTCCGTGGCAAGGTCGCAGACGAGCCCGGTCAGCAGCCAGTCCCCGGCCGTCGCCAGGGCAGTCAGGTCGGTGTCGGTGTAGATGTTGCCCACCCGGGCGTACGAGGCCACCATCGCGCTGGCGCGCTCCAGGGCCATCGTCGTGATGGGGTTCGGGGGCGGGGCGTCGTTGCCTGAGTCGCTGGCGAGCTCCGCGATGATGCGGGCGTCCAGTTCCTTCTCAAGGTCGGCGTAGGTTGCGTAGGCCATCCGGTGCTCCCCTCATGGCAGACGGGGGGCGAGAGCCCGTGCTCCCGCCCCCCCTTGGTTCTGCCGATGCTGCCGTATCAGCTCGTGACGTCAGCCACGAGGTAGCCCGACACCGGGGCAACCACCTCGCTGGCGCTGTTGTCGATCACGCGGCCCTCGATGCGGCGGTCCTTCGGGTCGTCCCAGTTCTCGACCGTCATGTCCTCGAAGGCGAAGATCTGGCAGGTCGCGAAGGACGTCGAGCCCTCCACGCCGACCAGGCCGCCCGGACGGGACACGAACACGGCCGAGTTGCCGTAGACGAACGACCGGGTCGTGCTGGCCGCGCCCTTGCGGGTGGTGACGCGCACCGAGTCGTCCACGACCACCTGCACGCCGAACAGGCTCGGCGGGAGGCCGTACTTCGCGAAGGTGTCCGACCCCTGCAGGAAGGGCAGGGCGGCCGGGTAGTTCTTCACGTAGTTGCGGACCTCGTCAGTCTGGGCGAGCAGGTTGGCGATGGTCGGGCTGATGACCATCATCACGTCGTACTCGGCACGCACCGCACCGCCGGTGGTGAGCGAGATGCGCTGCAGGACGCCCTGGATGGCCTTCTGGATGACGTTCGTCGAGGAGGTCGTCCACGCAGCGCCGCCCGGGGAGGCGGTGCCGGTCGCGGCGTAGTTGCCGACCGCGTTGAACGTCGCGGCGGTCGTCAGGGCCGTGGCCGTGCGGATGCAGCGGCCGGTCATCGCGAGCTGGGCCTTCGAGCGAGCGTGCTGGGCAACGACGTCCCAGGCAGCCTGCTTGACGGTCTCGTTCGGGATGTAGAAGGGGTACGCATACCGAGCGCAGCTGAACGACACGAAGTCGTGCTCGTTCATCTTGCCGACCGGACGGTCATTGCCCAGCGGCCACGCGAACTCGTTGACGTCGGTCACGCGGACGTTGTCGTCCGAGTTGAGGCGCAGGTAGTACCCGGTCATCTGGTTCACCGGGACGATCTGCGCGTACTTGGTGATGGGGAACGTGTTCACCGCACGGGTGAACTCGACCTGGAGCGCGCCCGTGGCGAGCGCGTTGGTGGACGGGACGTAGGTGTTGAGCCCGCCGCCGACAGTCACGTAACTCATGGCTTGACCTCCTTTGGGTCAGTCTGGAATCAGATCGCCTTCGTGGCGGGGAGACGGTACGCCCAGAAGATCTGGCCGCTGGCTGCAGCCTCAAGGGCGACGAACAGGGCGACATCGCCCGAGGTGGTCGTGGCAATCGCCACGCCGGCCGTGGACGGCTTGAGCGCCGCTCCTGCGGTGATGTTGCCGCCGGCCTCGATCTGCACGCAGTTGGCGGGCTGGAGCGAGATCGGGTCGCCGCTGGTGGCGTGCGCGGTCGCGTCGAAGCGACGGGTCGAGCCGTCGGTCACGCCGACGACGTAGTCGCCGGCAGCGGTGGCGGCAACGCCCTGGAAGGCGGTGGTGTCCATCTTCACGATGCGGTACGGGTTGATCGTGCCGCCCGCGACGAGGTTGGGGGAGAAGTTCATCATTTGAGGGGTTCCTTGCTGGGGTTCAGCGCTTGGTCATGCGGGAGTTGATCGCCTTGGCAAACTCCTCGGGCTTGCCGGCGAACTGCTTGACGAGGTCACCGACGTCGCCGGGGCTCATCGCCTTCGGCAGGGACGCACGGCTCATGTCGATCTTGGTGCCGATGGGGTCGCGGGCGAACAGGTCGCGCCAGGACTCCAGGAGCGCCACGGGGTCGGACGCCGACTGCAGCTGCGCCAGGAGCGCGCCGCGCTGCGACTCGGGGATGCGGTAGCCCTCCTGCTCGAGGATGTCGATCTCGCGGGCGAACTTCTCCCGCTTCATCTCGGCCTCGAGGCGCGCCATGCGGGCCTTCAGGCGGGCGTTCTCGGAGCGGATGGCGTAGGTGGAGCGCATCGCGATGACTTCCTGCTCCTCGCCCGCCTCCTCCTTCTCCTCGCCGTGCGAGTCGATGTCGATGTGGACGCCGTCGCCCTCGCCGGCCTCCTCGGCGAACTCCATGCTCGCGCCGGCCATCTCGTCCTTCTCCTCCTCGCCCTTCTCCTCGGCCGAACCGAAGTGCTTCTTCATGGTGTCGGCCATGCCCTCGATGGCGCACTTCATCGCCTCGAGCTGCTCGCGGATGTCGCTGTCTGAAGGCATCGCAGCCTCCTCCTTGATGGTCGCCGGGACGAAGGTGTTCAGCCCGCCGCCGACCCCGGCCAGGTCGTGGTTGGACTTCGAGAACGTGATCTTCTGGCCCGCACGCGCAAAGTGCGTGTCGGGGAGCGGTCGCCGGGGCGTCTCGCGGCCCAGCAGCGCCACCTCGGACAGGTGGTCGGATTCGGACCAGATCTCGGCCGAGCGCCTGGGGAAGGCGTTGGTCGCGATCAGGCGGTCGAAAATGTCCCTTCCCACCTCCATGTCGCCCACAATGTACCCCACGCCATCCCGTTCCTCGTATCGGATCGTCGGAATCCGGCCGACGCAGGACTTGGGCTCCTTGCCGTCCTTCTCGTGCATGATCACGACCCGGGGGAAAGATCCCCGCCGGATGTGCTTCCCGGTGCTCTTGACGATGTTGAGGAGGCGGTCGTTGTCGAACCGCTTCAGCTCGGGGTCGGCCTTGCCGTCGTCGATCTGCGGGTCGAAAGCCATGAAGAGCTCGACGCCCTCGATGGTGACCTTGTCGCCGGCCTCAGTGATGCGGTGGGAGCCTGGGGTGGGGGTATCCATCGGTCGGTTCTCCTAGCCCCACACCCGGACGGGGTTCGCCGGCGGGGGGATGAGGACGGGTGCCAGGGCGGCCTCCTCGTCCAGGGTGAGTTCATGCCGCAGCCGCAGGTTCGCGTGCCAGCCCGGGATAGGGTTGCCGTCCGCGTCGTAGATCGTCCCGATGGGGTCGAACGAGGACTCGGTGGACGGGAGGGTGGGGATCGACGCTTCCGCCATCGCCGCCATCACCGCCGTCTCGCTGTCGCCGCGCAGCCAGTAATCGTGCATTCCGGGGCCGGGTGGGGGTGCGTCGATCATGCGTCCACCCATCCCTGCTGGTCTTCGTCCCAGACGTACGGGCCGTCAGTCGGCATCGGAACCGGGGGCACCCATTGGCAGGTCATCCCGTCCAGCGTCCACGAAGGGAAGCCCGGATTCGGCGGGATGAATGCATCACGGGCCGGGTCGTAGGTGAACCCGATGCCCGCGAAATTCTTGCGGATGCGCCCGTTGTAGGAAGTTTGAACCCAAGTCCCGCCGAA